CGTCGATTCTTCATGGCGCGTTAGGAAGCCTCTCACCGAGCAAGCTTGAACGTATGGAGCGTAACTTTCGTTATGGTCCTGGTTCTACTAGCGCACTTACAGGTCGTGATAACCTGCTTTCGAAGAAATACACTTGTCAAGGACAAGTGTCCCCAAGGTTACAACCGTACGTACGGATTCTGAAAGGAATCCATGCGGAGTCGACAACAGAGTCTTTGACTCATTCGTCGAAGGTTGTGACTGTTCCCAAGAATGCAAAGACAGATCGCACAATATGTATCGAACCCCACTATAACTTACGTTATCAGTTGGGGGTCGGTACGTTACTGCGCGATTGCCTTAAGCGTCTTGGACTCGAACCGGATGATCAAGAACGAAACCGTAAAATGGCTTCGACTGCTCACCTTGATGGATATGCCACTATCGACCTTTCGGCCGCTAGTGACACGATATCAAAGCAAGTGGTACTTGATCTCCTGCCTCAACGATGGTTCGAGCTCCTACATATCGGTAGAACCGATATGGCCGTACTCCCTGACGGGAGTTCCGTAGTGCTGGAGAAATTCAGCGCTATGGGGAACGGCTATACGTGGGAGCTCGAGTCTCTTATCTTTTGGGCCGTTTGTAGATCACTAACAGAGAAGCCTATCGGCGTCTTTGGCGATGATCTCATAGTGCCCATAGAGATAGTTGAGGACTTGTTCGAGGCTTTGAATTTCTTCGGATTCAAAGTGAACAGTAAGAAATCGCATTGGCAAGGCGATTTCCGAGAGAGCTGTGGTAGCGATTTTTACAGAGGTCGGGCCGTTAGGCCCTTCTTTCTCCGCAAGGAGAATGAAGGGCTCGTCGACTTAACCTCTCTCGCTATTCACGTATCTAACGGCATTCACACACTCGCTCACCGCCTAGGCGGTGAGCTTGTGCGCGACGTGCGACTCCAGAAAGCATACTTGTATGCCACTGGATACGCACGGAAGGTTCACACCTTCATTAGCTTAGGATATGGGGATGATGGTTTGATCGTCAGTGATGATGATCATCCCAAAAGACCTATACCCAAAGGCTACCAAGGAAGCTACGGATTCGTCTATTCTAGGAGGCCTTTACGGTCTAATAGAACGGATGAATTCGGCGCTTACCTTGCGGCGTTAGATAAGGGCAGCTTTGATATGTCACGCTTGTACGAGTACGAGCGTGGCGCATTAAGCAAACCCTCTCTACGAAGGATGCCAGTCTTCGACTGGTGTCACCTGGGGCCGTGGTCAGATATTTAACGTCTGATCTCGGG